ATATCAGTTACAGAACAATTAATCAATAAACTATAAATACCCCATTCCTCTAAGAGGTAATCAGGGATTCATATGAGTACAGAAGATAAAGTAGAAGACGCCGCCGATATTGCAGAAGATATTGTGGAATTAGCGGAAGATTTAGGTCTTATTTCCGAAGGTCAAGAGGCAAAGTATAAGGCTTTAATTAAGAAAGCGTTGCCTAAAGTAGTAGTTGTTTTGGGTGGTCTTTTGGGTATTTACATGATGATTAAGTGATGGTCATGCAAATTATTAATTTGGATGAAGTTAGGTCGGAATTAAATCCTGCCAGAAAAAGTAGGCAACCCTCGCATAGTTATCAAGATTCGTTGCGAGAGGTTTCACCTCGTAGTTTATCTAACTTTTACAATAAAATTATATTACAACTTGAAGACAAGGGTGATTTTTTTGAATCAGTCAAAGCCAATAAAAGAGATGTAGGAAGGATTAAAACCATAGCGCAGAAAACTTTTGACAGACTTTATAACCAAGCCTACTCTGATATTTTGAATCTTAAATTTTCCCAAGAGGAAACATTCGAGAATAAATTAACTGGTGAACCCTTAAATTGGGTGGAAGAAAATATTCAAATGATTTATCAAGAACTTTTAAACGGTAACCCTTTCGCCATAGTTAATTCTATGAGAATAGTGGTCGAGTGTATTAGTAAAATGTCCGTATCAAAGTCCGTAGAAAAGTCTGCTAAAAGAGAAATAAAAAGAATTATTGGATTAATAGAACCTGACAATGAGGCGTTTTCTTCTTTAGATACGAGTGATATAGCCACGATAGATTTCTTTACAACCTTACAAAAAATCCACAAGGTAAAAAAACCATTAGCGCAATTAACAAAATCTAACATAGAAAGTGTATTATCATCTAATTTAACGAGAGCAGAAGTAGAGAATATCGTTAGGATTTACGCCCATTTAATAAATAGAAGTGATATAAACATTACCGGTCCTCTTAACACATTTTTAGGGGATGAAGATAATCTTCCAGTTAAAAGTATATTTCTTAATAAGATATTAAAATTAGACCCCTCATCGGGTTCGGATGCTATTGAAACATTGGTTTCGGGTCTTTTAACTTTCAAGGATTCAGGTATGAGAAGAACTGGTGTCGGTGAAGACTTGGTTAGTAATAGGGCGTCTTCTGAATGGGCTACTGGTGAATATAAAAAACTATATGAAATGGCTAATAACGAAAATATTACTACATTTGAAATGGGTTCGGGTGACAATGTTTTTACTATATCGAGCAAAAAGAACGATGATAATAATTTTATTGTGTCTGCCGCTAGTAAAAAGGAAGCCATAGATTATCTTATGAGAAGGTCTAAGAGTCCTAATAACCCTGAGTATGAAAGGTTCCAACAGTGGAAAAGAAATTTAGCACTCCCCGACACTAAGGACTTTAATCCGAGAGGTCGTAAGGTTCCAAGAAATTTAGGTAGGATAGTTAAAATGCTCTCTTATTACTATCTTTCAGAACCCAAACCTATTACCATTCCTAAAAACTATACTTCTGTCATATTAGAGGATGATAAAGATGTGTTGTCGCAGAAGGGCAATCAATTTTTAAACATACTTTCCTTCGCCAAACAATTTTCTAACGAAGGTATCGTGGAAATAGAAAAAACTCTTTCTAAATTTTATGAGGATGATGAAACTACAATCCAATTTTGGACAAGAATGCGTGATGGAGAACCACCCCTCTATGAACAAATAGAAAGTGACCTTCAAGGGGATATAAATAAATTATTTACCTCATTACCAGAAAAAATTAAGGGGCTACTTGTTGAAGGTCTATCATTGATTAATGTTGAAAGTGGGGCAAACTACATCAAGGTAAATTATAAGGGTATGAATTTAAATCCAGATGAATATTTAAAGAGACTGTATAAAAGGTGATATAATGGAAATAATGAGTGAAGATGAATATTTTGAAGAAATAGATACTCTATTACCTAATTTGGTAATTAGACCTAAGAAGGATTCGGAGGGTAATGATAAACCAGTTACGATTGATGATTGGAAAAATAATGATTATTATAACGCCCTCAAGTCAAAAAATTTAAATGTTTCAGAAAATTTCTACAAGGTATTAGCCCTTCTTGATTTGGCAGACACCCTTCCTATTCTCATGGCCGGTGGAGTTGTTATTTTTAAACCGTCGAATAAGACTCTAATGTCAAACTACAATAAAGCAAAAGAGGTATTACAGTTAGTTAATATGTCAGAAAGCGAGATTGTTAGAATAGGTATGTCTGGCGATGAAAAAATAGAAGATTTAGAGTTTGTTCAAGACGAACCATTCGTTGTTGATAATCCTGATATTTTATCCTTTTTACAAAAATTATCTGAAACCGTAGAAGGAAAAATTGATGCCGATAGCGATAATGTTCAAGAAGGTTTAGATGATATTATTCAAATGTGGAGAAAGTTTGATTTGACTAACAAAAATGATAGAGAAAAAATTTACAATTACTGGGAATCTACCGAAGAAATATTTGACCAGTTAGGTAGTTATTCAATAAGGGCAAAGAAATTAAGTGAAGAGGTTCGAACGGCTGAGAGGTCATTACAAACACCTAATGTTACCCTCGAAGGTGATTTTGGAAATATCTTTGATGAGGTATTAACAGAAGAGCAGGAGTTATTTTTACTTCGCCTCGTTAAGAAAAAAATTAGGTTTCCTAAATACACAGTTACTTTTACAGAAAACCCTTCCTTTGAACAAATGGAAAATAGACTCTCTCTTATTAAGTTGGTGAATAATTTCGTTCAGCCGATGATGGGTGACACCGAAGAATATACGGCTAATTTTGACGCAGAAGAAAATAGAAATTATCAAGAAGAAAGGGCTACACAAGATACGGACACTGGTACAGAAACTACTGAAACCGCTTCCTTCGATGCTTCTGCACAGGCAGAAGGTATTCAGGGGGAAATAAGAATGGCAGAAAAATCGGCAGACCCCCTCACATTACTTTCAGCACATCTAACAAGTAAATTTTATGTCACTCAAGAAATGGGTAACGAGATAAACGAAAAAATAAGAAATGAACTTTCTTCATCTTTGGTAAATACTAGACCCGAAATCATAGAAAGCAGACTTAGAAAAATAGAGGGGTATGTGGAATCCTTAGTTTCAGACATGGTTCCAAGAGATTCATACAAGTTCGCCATAATCGACGATTCTAAGAATTCTTCCTTTTTAGATAAACTTAAGAAAAGAAAGGGAAGATACAGTTATGAATTAGAATACTATGAATTAGAAATAGTCGGTGAAAATTTAGTCTTGGTTAAATATGAGACGATTATAGATGGGTATGTAAAATATGTTAATGAAGTTAATAGAATGGTTAAGAACCTTTATGCTATCCTAAATGAAGGTAAGAGGGTATCACGCTCCACAATTTATAATCCGAATAGGGCAAGAGGCGGTACAACTGGAAGCGGTCAAACATCTCTAACGCAGGGAAGAAATTATCCTGCGCTCCCCGGAAAGTTTGCAGAAGAAAATCCTACCGCTCAAGCAATTGAAATTTCTAAATATTATGACGATTTAATTGAATTGGCTAATTCGTACTACTACGAGCCAATGGATTCAAGATATTTCTTTAAGGCCGACGCACCTGATTTTACAAGAGATAATAATTATAAGAAAATTATTTCACTTTCTACTAAATCAAGAAAAACCGCCCTTGCGGGTATTAAGAGAGGTATGACTACGAAAAAGAAAATACCAATTGATGCAGATGATTTACAGACATTAACATCGTTTTTCGAACAAATAAAATATTTTTCAGAATTAAGTTCACAGCAGGTTAAGGACTTAGTGGAATCGGTGGCACAGATTTTTAAGAATTTGTATCTAATAAACTTAAATGTACCTAAAGACCAAAAGCGTAAAACTGTAACCGGAATCACAAGAAAAGTAGAAGAATCTTTGGGTTCCTTTGCCTATAAATTACTTTCACAGTCTGGTAAATTTAGAGATGAGATTCCCAAAGAAGCGCAGATACAAGTCTTCGAAAAACCTCTTATAGAATATAAAAATGTAGGAACGAGTTTATCGGACCTTAATCTATTTAACATTTTAGAAGACGAAGATTTCCAAAAATATTCATCAGATAATAAAATGGGTAAAAAATTAAAAGCATTGTTGAGGGAAATGAATACCTCACCTCTAAGGGTAAAGCAAGAATTAACTGATGTGGAAAATATGTATAAGGCCCAACTTGAGGCTCTTGACCTGCTAAAGTTTCAAAGAGATGATATGATTTACAAGGCGTATTTACAGACAGAAAATGTAGAGCATGTGGAGTATGTATTAGATATGATAGAAAAGCAAAATCGCATTGATTTATATGCTCGTGATATTGAAGGTATTATTGAATCGAATAAACCATTTAACGACTTATCTTACATATTTGGTGTTAGTCCCGATGTTATTTACAAGGTTAAGGGGCTTTTCCGTTAAGGTGATATAATGGACTTACTTACAGAAATGGATATGAAAGCCTCCGATGGTAATTTTGAATATTTCTTTACAAAAATTCTCGGATTTGAAATGGCTCCTTTTCATCGTGATTGGCTACAATCAGTTCACGACACTCAAAGAACTGTAATCATTTGTTCTCGTGACCACGGAAAGTCCGTATTCTTTCACTCTTGGTGTATCTATCAATTAATTTTTCAACCTCCACCATATCAAATGATTTACATTTCATCAAACCAAAAGCAGACAATGGTTCACATGAAAGACATTGACCGAATGTTCACAAACATCCCAGCATTAAGAAAATTTAAACCTAAGTCTGGTTGGGCTGTTGGTTCAATGAGATTAACAAATGGTAATGAGATTCTTGAGCGTTCCGTTGGTTCACAGATTCGTGGTCTTCACCCCCAAGAAATTATTATTGACGACCCTATGAAGGAGTTTTCTGTTGCCGCCATACAGCGAGTTACAGATTGGTTTTGGGGTGACATGATTCCCACGCTCCACCACACCGCTACTTTGCGAATGGTCGGCACACCTTTCACATACACTGATATATTTGCCGCATTAGACGAGAACCCTGAATATGATGTTCAACGCTATCCAGCAATAAATCAAACAGGTGATGCTCTTTGGCCTTCCCGTTGGGATATAGAATCTTTAGAAAAGAGAAGAAGAGAAATCGGTTCTTCTAAGTTCACAAGAGAGTATCTTTGCATACCTATTTCATCCAATACAATGTTATTTGGAAAAGAATTTATAGACAAGTCTAAAGACCGAACAAGTAAGTTATCTTATCACGGTAATACTGAGGCATTCAAATACTACATTGGGTATGACCCATCACTTTCAGCAGACGGCGACTACACAGTAATGATGGTTATAGAAGTAGATGCCGATATGAATAAAAAAATAGTTTGGATGGTAAGAGAAAAGAATATGGATTTCCGTTCTCACATTACACGAATTTCAGACCTTTGTGAAAGATACAAACCCGAAGTTGTAATGATTGAAACTAATACATTCGCAAAGTCTTTCGCTATGGAACTGCGTGATATATCCGATTTCCCAGTTAAAGAATTTACAATGCACCGTAAGAAAAAGGAAGAAATTATTCTTAACTTGCAGATGAATTTAGAGAATAATAAAATTATATTGCCTTATGCAGACGAAAAGGCGAAAGCAGTTTCGGATGCAATTATACAGGAACTCGAAGCATTCGGTATTAGCAGTACGGGTAAAATTGAAGGATTAGGCGCACATGATGATATTGTTATAGCACTCGCTTTGGCTAACCACGCCACAAAGTCTTTTAATGATGCTTTCATAGACATAGACAGTAGCGGGTTCTTTGGCTCGCCAAAACAGGATTTCGGGGGTGGAATATTTGGAATTAATATGTAAGAACGATGAAATAAATACAGATGAACTTCGTAGGAAGTTGGCAGAACTGGAAGAAGCCCAAGCACAAGCGGGGGCTAAGAAGAAGGAAATCACTGATGA